GCCTGCTTGGTGGCGGGCGTCTTGGTGCTGGTGGCACTGAGGAACAGCAAACAACATTAGGGGTAAGCTCGTAATGGGATACGGTAAGAAAAAGGGCGGTAAGAAAAAATGAAGGACGGCCTGCCTCAATATTTAGGCAATGAGCAAAAAATCAGCTTTACTGCCACAAGCGCACAATGCGCCAGCGCGATGCACGACAACACCCGTGTGATCCGTTTGGCATCGACCAAGCATTGTTATATTGAGATCGGTCACAACCCTACTGCCACAACATCGTCAACATTTTTGCCTCGGAATATGCCGGAATATTTTGCAGTACCGCAGACCGGGCTGATGAAGGTAGCGGCCATTCGCGCTGGTGCGACAAACGATGACGATGATGACGATGATGATAACTTTGGCGAAGGTGATGGTCTGGGTGATGGCGATCTGTTGATCACTGAGTTTTGCTGATGCGTAAATTTAAGCCGACACAGAAAGACAAAAAATCAGGCATCCCGCGCAAGTACATTGCCGGGTCGAAGAACCCTGACGCCCGGCGTGCTGAGATCAAGCGCACCCGTCGCCTGTATAAGCGTGGTCTGTTGACCCCGGCAATGATGGACAAGATCAGTGAGGAGCGTTCCCGTGGTTAGTATTCCTGACAAGTTTGTTAAGCAGATCGGCAGTCGTGAAAAGGCGATGAAGATTTATAAGCGCGGTCTGGGTGCCTATTATTCTGCGGGGTCACGCCCGAAGGTATCAGCCCACCAGTGGGCTATGGGCCGTGTTCGTTCTGCGGCGACAGGTAAAGGTGGCGCACGCAAGGCTGACGCGGATATTCTCAAGGGCAAAAAGTAATGCCAGCAAAAAAGTACCAGAACCCGAAGGGTGGCCTGAATGAAGCAGGCAGAAAGTATTTCAAGCGCAAAGAAGGTGCGAACTTGAAACGCCCGGTCAAGACTGGTACGAACCCGCGCCGCGTATCTTTCGCCGCACGCTTTGCGGGCATGAAAGGCCCGGAGAAGAAGCCCGACGGCACGCCGACCAGACTGGGTCTGGCCTTGCGTGCGTGGGGCTTCCGCTCTAAAGAAAGCGCACGCAACTTTGCACAGAGGCACAAAAAGACATGAGCAAGTTATCTGTCCGTCAAATCATCAAGCGTCATGAACTGGCGCAACGCCGCAAGGACAACTGGCGGCAGATTTATGAAGACTGCTATGAATTTGCGTTGCCGCAACGCAATCTGTATGACGGTTACTATGAAGGTGGGGGATCACCGGGCCAGAACAAGATGGCCCGCGTGTTTGATAGTACCGCCATCAACGCGACCCAGCGGTTTGCTAATCGTATTCAGGCGGGTCTATTCCCGCCCTACGGAAGCTGGTGCCGCCTCGAACCCGGCCCAGACATCCCGGCTGACCGTGAGGTAGAGGCGCAGGCCATCCTCGACGCCTACAGCGAAAAGATGTTTTCCGTTCTGCGGCAGTCAAACTTTGATCTGGCGATGGGTGAGTTTCTGCTTGACCTATCCGTCGGCACAGCCGTGATGCTGATCCAGCCCGGTGATGAGCTGACGCCGATCCGATTTACTGCGGTGCCGCAGTATCTGGTCTGCATTGAAGAAGGTGCAAACGGTAAGGTCGATAATGTCTACCGCCGGATGCGCTTGAAGGCAGAGGCACTGACCCAGCACTGGACTGACGCTGAGCTGAATGATCGCCTGCAACGTATTGTCGATGAAAAGCCGACCGAAGAGGTTGAGCTGGTCGAGGCCACCATCTATGACGCTGAGAGCGGTGAATACTGCTATCACGTTTTGTGGCCCGAAGGTGAATACGAACTGCTGAAGCGGTACATGAAATCATCACCGTGGATCGTGGCACGCTATACCAAGGTCGCTGGTGAGGTGTATGGCCGAGGCCCGTTGGTCACTGCCATCCCGGACATCAAGACGCTGAACAAGACGCTAGAGCTTCTGCTGAAGAACGCCAGCCTGAGTATTGCCGGTGTATATACAGCGGCTGACGATGGCGTGCTGAACCCGCAGACCATCCGCATTGCGCCGGGATCGGTTATCCCGGTGGCACGGAATGGTGGGCCGCAGGGCGAGAGCCTGCGTATGTTGCCTCGGTCTGGCGACTTTAATGTCAGTCAGATTGTCATCAACGATCTGCGTATGAACATTAAAAAGATTATGCTGGATGACACCCTGCCGCCGGACAATATGTCGGCACGGTCTGCCACCGAGGTGGCAGAAAGGATGAAGGAGCTGGCGCAGAACCTTGGTTCTGCTTTTGGTCGCCTCATCACCGAGACAATGGTGCCGATGGTTGCACGCATCCTGTATGTGATGGATGAGCGTGGCCTGATCGAAATGCCGCTCAAGGTCAATGGCCTTGAGGTAAAGGTCAGCCCGGTCAGCCCGATTGCACAGGCACAGAACCTTGGCGACATTGAGAAGATCATGAACTGGGTACAGCTGTCAGCTGGGCTGGGGCCAGAGGGGCAGATGTCTGTCCGCACTGGGTCAATCTCCGATTATGTTGCTGACAAGCTGGGCATCCCGGCAGAGCTGAGAACCACTGACGCTGAACGCCAGCAGATGATGGAGCAAGCACAGCAAGCCGCAATGATGGCGGCGCAAGCACAGGGCGTAGTACCTGAAGGGGAATAGCATGAGCGTAGAGGGCTGGGACGGTCTCAGAACCGTAGAACCAGAAATCCGTCAATCGAATGAAGAACAGCGCGATGATGTCGATCGCCTGTACCTTCGCGTCTTCGGCAGTGACGATGGGCAAAAACTTTTAACCCATTTAAGGTCGCTGACGATTGAGCAACCTACTTGGTACCCGGGCGAAGATGCTTCGCACGGTTTTGCTAGGGAAGGTCAAAATTCACTTGTTCGAGAGATCGAACGCAGAATGATGAGGGCTAGAAACCTATGAACGAAACCGATGGCCTGCTGGCCGACGCCAAGCCGGAGACGGATGGCGACGACAACCAAAAGGCAGAGGAAACAATCTCCCATATGGATCAAACAAATGAGCCTGTAGAGATGCAGGCCGACAGCGATACCGATGAGCCGATTGAACGGCCAGACTGGTATCCTGAGAAATTCTGGGGCGAAGACGGCCCAGACCTTGAGAAGCTGGCAAAGTCATACGGCGAACTGCAAAAAAAGTTTTCTCAAGGTAAGCACAAGGCACCCGATGAATATGACATCAGCATGTTCAACGACGCCAACATCCCCGAAGACGACGAACTGTTCAACACCTACCGCGACTGGGCAAAAGAGAATGGCATCAGCCAAGACGCTTTTGAACAGCTGGCTGGTAAGTTTATCGAGCTTGCCGGGAGTGAGGCCGAGATGGCTCAGATGTCCTATGATGAGGAATACAAGAAGCTGGGCAACAACGCTGACGCTGTCATCAAGTCGATGACGGACTGGGCGTCCAGCCTTGTCCGCAAGGGCGTCTGGGGTGAGGATGACTTTGAAGAGTTCAAGATTATGGGCGGCACTGCTCAGGGTCTGAGAGCTTTGCAGAAAATTCGTTCTTACTATGGCGATCAGTCAATCCCGATTGACGTTGTCCAGCCGGAAGGTGCGCCGTCGAAAGAAGAGTTACAGTCAATGGTGTCGAAGCCCGAATATCTTTCTGACCCGGCATACCGTGCCAAGGTTGAGAAGATGTTTGAAAAGGTTTATGGTACACAAGACTACCAGCCGATGTAGTCTAAACAAATCCTTACGCAAGGCGGGGTGTTTACACATCCCGCCTTTTTCTTTATATTTACAGTTGACAGACAATCGTTTTCGACCTGTCACCCACGTTTGGGGGCGTGACGTTCATGCTCAAGTACCAGCCCGGCCCGCCGGACACCTGATGCGATCTCGTTTTAACTTTTGATCTGAAAGGATGATGAAATGGCAGTTGGCATTTCTTCCGCTTTCGTTCAGCTGTTCGATGCCGAGGTAAAGCAGGCATATCAAGGCGCACGCGCTTTGGCTGGTGTTACCCGTGAACGGACAAATGTCGAAGGCAATCAGGTGAAGTTCCCGAAGATCGGGAAAGGCACCGCAACAGTCCGCGTTCCGCAGACCGATGTAACTCCGCTCAATGTTACCTATTCACAGGTAACTGCAACGATGTCGGATTTCATTGCGGCGGAATACTCCGATATCTTCTCACAGCAGAAGGTAAACTTTGATGAACGCCGCGAACTGGTACAGGTCGTCGGTAATGCTATTGGTCGCCGTATGGATCAGCTGGTCATTGATGCACTCAATGCCGCTTCCAGCCCGTCCACAGTTGCCACCAGTGTTGGTGGTGCAGGCTCAAACATGAACCTTGCCAAACTGCTGGCGGCTAAAAAGGCACTGGATACAAAGAACGTACCCGCTGAAGGTCGTTGTATGCTTATCCACGCCAATGGCCTGTCTGCACTGCTGGACGAGACTGAGCTGACCAGCTCGGACTTTGCCACAGTCAAGGCACTCAGCACTGGTGAAATTGATACCTTCCTTGGTTTCAAGTTCATCACCATTGGTGATCGTGACGAAGGTGGCCTGCCGCTCCCGTCCACCCGCACTTGCTTCGCTTTCCACCGCGATGCAATCGGTCTGGGCATCGGCATGAACCAGCGTTCTGAAATCAACTATGTCCCTGAGAAGACGTCCTTCCTCGTTTCTTCGATGTTCTCCGCTGGTGCGGTTGCCATCGACGATGAAGGTATCGTCAAGATCAGCGCAACCGAGTAAGAAGGAGATTAGATTATGGCTTTTTCTAAAGACGGTTGGAACGTGATTGGTGCCGCAAAGTCGGGCAACGCCCCTTCGATGTACACCTACACATCTGCTGACGCTATTGCGACTGTGAACACCTCTGGTTATTTCAATGACCTGAGCGACACTGTTGCAGTTGGCGACATCATCTTTGTCCACGACAGCGCAACCCCGACGATGTCAATCGTTATGGTCGCGTCAAACGCTTCCGGCGTTGTCGATGTCACTGATGGCACTGCTGTCGCAATGACAGACACCGACTAAATGAGTGGGGCGGGGAGACCCGCCCCCCTTTACCTATCGGAGATATAGATGGCCTCTGGCGATACCAAACTATCAATCTGTTCTGACGCATTGATCATGCTGGGTGCCTCTCCCCTTTCAAGTTTTGCTGATGGCACCGATGAGGCTCAGGTCGCTGACCGCCTCTATGATGATGTCCGTGACACACTGCTGATGCAGTATCCCTATTCTTGGTCTGTGCAGAAGGTACAGCTGGCCCGCCTCAGCGATGCGCCGATCAATGAGTGGCGTTATAAGTATGCACTGCCCGGTGATATTCTCGGCAACCCGAAGGCGGTATTCCCGTCAAGCGCGATTGCTGAACGCCCGGTGCGTGATTTTGAGATTTATGCTGGCGGTTTGTTTACCAGCCTTGAGACGGTGTACATCGATTATCAGTACACCCCGGAGCCTGCCGAGTTCCCGCCATACTTTGTGCGGCTGTTGCGGACGGCACTGGCCGCTGAGTTTGCCGAACCTATCACCGACCAGATTACCAAGGCAGATTACTTTCATCGTCAGGCGTATGGTACGCCGGGCGAAAACATGCGAGGTGGACTTGTGCGGGTTGCAATCAACATCGATGGTGCTGATCGTCCTTCACAAACAATCCAAGAGTTTCCGATATCTGACATAAGGTTCTGATATGAGCCGCGTCATCCAGATACAAAATGATTTCACAAGCGGAGAGCTTGATCCGAAACTGCGTGCGCGGACAGACATTCAGCAGTATGGGTCTGGCCTGACGACAGCACGCAATGTGACGATCCAGCCGCAGGGCGGTGCAACGCGGCGAGACGGCACAAAGTTTGTTTCTGAGCTGGACAGTGGCGCGGCAAACGCCGTGCGTATGGTCAGCTTTGAGTTTAGTGTCAGCGACAGCTATATGCTGATCTTCACTCCCGGCAAGATGTACGTCTTCAAGAACAACGCACTGATCACTGACATCAACGGCAGTGGCAATGATTACCTGACGGTCAGCGCATTGACGTCATCGATCATCCCTGAGATGAACTGGGTTCAGTCTGCTGATACTGTGATCGTCGTGCATGAAGACCTTGCGCCGCTCAAGATTGTGCGTGGTGCGTCGGACAGCACTTGGACGGCCAGCACGATATCATTTACCTTTGTGCCGCAACATGCCTACAGCCCGACGACCACAGCTGGTTCAAACCAGATATCTGTCGATGGCACGTCTGGTAACATTACGGTCACGGCAAGCACCAGCACATTTGCGTCGTCAGACGTAAACCAATACATAAACGTCACGCCTTTTGGTCGCTTGCGTATTGTTGATTTTGTCAGCAACACTGAGGTCAAGGCGTTTGCTGAGGTGCCGCTGTTTGACGATAGCGACATCCCTGCGGCTGATTATGACTTTGAACGCGGCTATGAAGATGTCTGGTCGGCATCACGCGGCTATCCCCGGTCGGTAACTTTCCACGAAGGTCGCCTGTACTTTGGCGGCACCAAGTCTCGGCCATCAACATTGTTTGGTTCTCGCGTTGCAGACTTTTTTAATTTTGATCCGGGTGAGGCTTTGGACGATGCCGCCGTTGAGGCCACGATGGACACAGGCACATTCAATGCTGTTGTCGATATCTATGCCGGTCGTCACCTTCAAATCTTCACAACGGGTGGCGAGTTCTTTGTGCCGCAAACGCTGGACGATCCGATCACGCCGTCGAACCTGATCGTGAAAGAGCAGACTGCGTTTGGTAGTAAGCCCGGCATCCGGGTGCAGAACGTGGACGGCTCTAGCATCTTTGTCCAGCGTCAAGGCAAGGCGTTGCAAGAGTTTGTCTTTAGTGACGGCGTGAACGCCTACACGTCAGCAAAGATATCTTTGCTGTCCAGTCACCTGTTGAAGACGCCGACCGAGATGGCGGTGCGCCGCTCGACCAGCACCGATGAGGGTGACCAGCTGATGGTCGTCAATGATGATGATGGCAGTATCGCGTGCTATACATTACTGCGTCAGCAGAACGTGATCGCACCGAGCGAGTGGACAACCGATGGCGAGTTTATAAATATCGGTGTCGATGTTGACGACATCTATACGGTGGTCAAGCGCAACGTGAACAGCTCTGATGTTTACTATGTTGAGGTGTTTGACCGGGACGTGCTTCTGGACTGCGCCAAGACTGGTGGTGCCGCATCGTCAACAACGATGGCGCACCTTGAGGCCGAGACTGTCAAGATCATCCGCGATGGCGTGGTCGAGCCGGATCAGACTGTGGGTGCGTCACCGCATACTGTTACATTCGCCGTGGCGGCGACTGCGAGCTTTCAGGTGGGCCTTAACTTTACCCCAGAGGTAAAGACACTGCCAGTAGAGCCAAGGCTCTCCAGTGGCTCTCTGAAGGGATTTAAGAAGCGTATCTTTGAGGTTAATGCCGAGCTGTTTGAGACGCAGGCATTGACGATCAATGGTAAAGAGGTGGCGTTCCGTCGCTTTGGTAGTGACGTGCTGGACGATGACGTTGATGAGTTTACAGGCATCAAGACATTGCACGGCATTTTGGGTTATACTTATGACGGACAAATTACATTAGGCCAGACCGTTCCTCTCAAGATGACGGTGCTGGGCGTTGATTATAAGGTGAGTGTAGGACAATGACAGCGGGTGTAAGCGGCGCACAAATGGCACTGGCGGGCGTAAGAGCCTTTAGTCAAATGCAAGCGGCTCGCGCACAGGCCAAGGGTCTGGCGGCGCAGGCCACTATGGCACGCTTGCAGGCCAAGCAAGAAAGTCTGAAATACAAAGAGCAGGCCGTGAAGGTCTTGGACAATATCCTGCAAACGCAGGCGGCGATTACTGCCCGGGCGGGTGCTGGCGGCATTGACGCATTTACTGGCAGTGCCGGGAAGCTGGCACAGTTTGCGCTGGCCAGTGGTGCGCGGGAGCTGTACACCGTTCAGGATAATCAGGTCATCACACTGCGCGGCGGTGAGATGCAGGCGCAACAGTATCTGTCGCAGGCGAAAAGCACAATGCAGGCAGGCATGATCGGTGCTATCGGCACGCTGATTGAGCCGTTTGCCAAGCCTGCTATTGGTGGGCCACCGCCTTCTGGCCTGTCTCCCGTTATCCAGCCACGCATGATCAATGCTCAAGCCTATAGAGGCTTCGGGTTTGTAGGGGGTCGATAATGGCTGACCTTCCACGATACAGACCACTGGGAACCCGCATAGGCAGTATGCCATCCGTTAATTTTGTTCAGACAGGTCGCGCCGCCGCTGAGCCGTTCTTGAAGATTGATAGAGCGTTAAGCTCTATGGCTGATTATCTTTATGAGAAGGAAGCACGTCGCGCACAGGTTGCTGGCGCACAGTACGGCGCAGAGAACGCACCGACAGTCGAACAGCTGAGCCAAGCATCAGAAAGTGGCAACAGTATCGGTGGCGAAATCTTTGGCGATGATACCGTCTTTGGTATGGCCGCACGCAAGGCCGCTATCGACGTGGTAACGGTAAGGGCTGAGACCGCCGCTCGGAATAGCATCACCCAGTTGCGTATGCGGGCCAAGCAAGAGGACATGAGTGCCGACGACTATCAGGTCGAGCTGAACGGGATTATCGACGGTTACTCTTCTGTCATCTCCGGCGTTGACCCGGTGGCAGGCGTCAACTTTGAGGCCAGCATTGCGGCGACAGCAAACAGCAGTCTGCTGGCGCACGCACAAGATCAGATGGATCGGGTCGAGGCATTTGAGAAGATTGCCGTCATCGATGACTTTGAGAACAACATTCTGCCGATGATCAACGACGCAATAGCCGCAGGCGATACGCTTGAGGGTGGTCAGCTGGTCACCGTTGACCAGCGTCTTGGTGCGCTGAGCAATCGCGCACTTACCTTGGCGGCTAGTGTGGACAGCCCGGAGCTGGCCAAAGACTTTACCAAAAGGTTTAATGATGCTGTTCTTGGCGCAAAGACAAATGCGATTGTTGAGTGGGCAATGGAAGACCCGCGCCAGAGGCTTGCCGATGTTGATGATAACAACATTCAGGATGTGAGCATCAAGTCGCTGTGGGATGGTCTGGACGATACGCAGAAAACTGGCGTTGAGATGGCCATCATCAAAGCAGAAAAAGAAATGAACAGCCTTGAGGACAGCCGGGACAGGCGCGATGACCGGGTTCGCAAAGAGCGTATCAACGTCATCAAGAAAGATGTCAGGGCGTTTTTCCGTGAAGGTCAATACGAAGACGCTGAACCGCTGATTGATGAGCTGTTCGATCTAGACCCGGATGAGGCGGAAAGACTGCAATCAGTTATCTACACCGATGGCGGCATCGATAAGGCTGAGGTCGTTCTTGATCTCGACAGAAGCTCCCTGCGCGGCAGGCTGACCGAGCGTATGATTGAGGATGCCATCATCAACAGGGACATCAGCAGAAGCACGGCTGATCGTTTCTTCGATGAATTAGCGGCGCAAAGAAACAAGCGTTACAATACAGCGATCGGTTTGCTCAGTAATTATTATGGCAGTCCAGAGCTGACATCCTACGGTCGAGCTGGCGCAACGCCGGAAAACTTGGTCGCGCTGAACAAGCACAAGAACGAAATAATTTTGAGCCTAGAGAAAGACCCAGAGTTTGATCCTGTTGCCTATGCTCAGTCCATCATTGCCGGGGCCGAGACGCCAGAAGAAAGAGCCAGCTATGATGCTGGCCTATCCGCTCTTCGCACCCGCGCAATAAATGATCTCGGTATGCCTGCAACCGAACAAGACTTAGGGGCATACCTTCAAGGCCGTTCGCTTAATGCGTCTGTAGCAGATCAAGAGATTATTTTGGATATCATGCTTGAATTGTCCGAGCTTGAAGCAGAGAGAAGATAATGGCTGGATTTGATTTTGAAAAAGAATATAGGCATACGCTGGGCATCCAAAGAATTGGACAGCCAGTCGTTTACACTGGCGACGACCAAGACGTCGGGCATGTAACGCTTAAATCTTTTCTTGCAAGAACAGCTGAGGCACTGGCGGGTGACCCCGGCCTGCGCGGACGGATAGACGTTCCGGGCGGCAGTGAGCTTGGTCAGGAAAGCCCCTTCGGTGCAATGGCTGGCGCGGCACAGGCGGCGAGAGAGCGTGAGCCTATGACGCTTGGCGAGGCGGCGGCAGGGATCGGTACATCAGTTGCTGGTCTTGGCACTGGCGTTGCGGCTGGTACTGCTGGTCTTCCCGGTGATATTGCCGCGCTTGGCTATGGTCTGTGGCGTGCCGCAAACCCAGAAGAAGATGAAGGCAGGCTGAACGCCTTTATCGATGGCCTGTCCACTGTTAGTGAGACAGCTGGCAGTGAATACTTTTTGAACGCTTACGCTGACTGGCTGGAACAGAGCGGCGTCCCGGCAGATCAGGCACAGCTGATGCGTGATGCCGCTGACATAGGTTCTTTCGCTACGCTTGAGGCGGCGGCGGTAAAGGCACCAGCCGCACTGCGTGCTGGGCGTGAGTGGCTGGCATCCGCGCCGGATCGCGTAAAGGCAAGGGAAGCTGATACTGGCACGGTGCTTACGTCGGGCGTTGATCCTACGAAAGCCGCTGATGCGATTGACCGGGCGATTGTTTCTATGCAAAGCCGCACTCCACAAGTCGATAGAGATGAGCTGGTAAATGTTCTACGCCTCCGCGCTGATCAAATGAGGCTCGCACCTAAAGACAGAATACAGCCATCGGGGGATAGGCTGTTTGACACATCTACTGAGGCTTACCAGCAGAACTTGCCAGAACAAGCCGAAACACCTGTCCCGCGTGCGCCAGAAGGCGTGAAGCTCCCAAAGGGCAACCGCGCCGCTAAGGTTGTGGACATGACGCCTCAAATTGCTGAACGCTTGGCTGAGAGGATGAGGCCATTTTTAGACACGCCTGCTCAGTACTTTTACAACACTGGCCCCTTGATTGCCAAAGCTGTTGAGCTGGGCATACCTGAAGACGTTGCGCGAGAACAGATCAAAAAGTTTGCTTTGAATTATGCGGCAACCAGCCCGCGCACTATGACTGAGCAGAACCTTAGAAATGCGTCTTTGGTTACAGCTAAGCAAGAACGCGGGACGCCTATTGATAAGGTTATTGGCCCCGGTGGTGACGGCATAAATGAAAAGGGATACCCGATGATGATCGGGCCGTCTGGTATTCACCGCAAACTTATTGACGCAGTACAGGCTGACGGGATTGACTACAACACAAACCCGAAGCCCGCCACATTTGCTGAGAATGTAATGGGCAACCTTCAAGGTGTGACCGTAGATACTCACGCAATTAGAGGCGCACTTGATGCGATGAATGAGATTGAACCGGGTTCTATCCCTGAAGGGTTTATCAAGCCTGAATTTAGAGAGCAGTATAAGAGTGATCCGTCATCATTTGATCCGGCCACTATGGTTGACGATACCTTGGCGTCGCAAAAGATTGACGGCGTATCAATGCAAACAGAATACGCAGTCTTTAGCGACCTGTATAAAGAAGCCGCAAAGATACTGGGCGTATCGCCAGCAGAAGCACAATCCCTTGGCTGGTTTGGCAGTGGCGAAAGAACTGGCCTTGCATCAGACTTGAAGACGGTTGTCGATCTTATTGATGACCGTGTTGACGTCACCGCTCAAGCTACTGGCAGATCAAAAGAAGATGTCTATGTAGATTTCCTGTCTGGCAAAATTCCGCTGTTGTCCTTCGGGGGTCTGACATTGATGGAGACAGGTGCTATGATGCAACAGACAAACAATGATGAGACTATGTAATGGCACGACCACCGCAAAATCTTGAGGCAATGCTGGAAGAGGAACAGGTCGAGCGTGATCTGCAACAGGTCAGCTATGCCGAACCCCTAGACCCGCTTGAGACTGATCCCATTGCGCCAGCAGAACCTATGGCCGCAATAGAAGAGACCCCAGTCATTCAGCCGACAGAAGAGCCTATCCAAGTCGCAGGGCGTATGGATGTTGTTACCGATGCGCTGGGCTGGTTGAGCCGACGCGGCGATGAAGCTGTCAAGAAGGCAACGCCCATCACGCCAGAAGAGCCTGTCATTGAGACAGGCGAAGAGACAATCATTCGCCCGGCAAGCCCAGAAGAGGAAGCGGACTTTGCCACAGCCCTTGGCGTTGCGCCTAAGTTTACTAAGGGTCTGAACCTTCCGGCGATTGCAGAGGCCGCACAGGATGTCGATCTCGCCGACTACATGCAGAAGATCAAAGACAATAATGCTGAGCTGTTTGATGCGGCACGTCGCGGGTCAATCACCTACTCCCAGCTTCTCGCTGGCGCGGAAGCACGCGGCATCGATAACTTGGTCATTGAGTTTATGCAAAGACAGCCCGGGGATGCGGCTGTGGCTGAAGATGTGCTGGCCGCAACGATCGGCGCATTTGAAATCAGCAAGCGTGCCAGAGCTTTGGCAGAGCGTGCATTTACCATTGATGATCCAGAGCTTCGGGAGCAGGCGTTTGCAAGCGCATCCCAGCTGATCGTGGCAGAGGCCACGCTGTATGCAAACATTTCCGGCGCAGTGTCTGAGGCTGGTCGAGTTTTGTTTGCGGCACGCGAAATGCAACGTGTTGGTCTGGGTGCGCCGGGCCGAGGCGATGAGCTTATCACGCTTTTTGATGACCCGGACATTGACAGCTATGAGGCTTTCTTTGAGCGTTATCTGGCGATCCCTGACGACGCCAGCAGATCAAAGTTTGTCCAGAAGACAGTCGGCGGCAGGGTGCTAGACTTTGTTGCTGAGGGCTTCATTAACTCTATCCTGTCCAGCCCGGTGACGCACGGCGTCAACATTGCTGGTAATACTATGTTTGCTATTACCAAGGGCGTTGAAGAAACTGTGGCTGGAGGCTTTGGTCTGGCGCGGTCTGCTATCACTGGCAACAAGGATCGGATGTTTGTGCGCGAAGGGCTGATCCAGCTTGACGGCCTTCGGTCTGGCTTTCTTGATGCGCTTATCGTGGCGGGCAAGTCATTCAAGCGCGGTGAACCCATCTCCGATGGCATCTCCAAAACAGAACTGCGCCGCAAGCGTTCATTCGGAACTACTGATGATTTTGGTGACGTCCTTGGCCAGTATCGGAATATGGAATTTGGGCCTGCCGTGATCAATACGCTCGGCATCTATTACAGAATGGCCAGCAGATTTCTTGTTACAGAAGATGAGTTTTTCAAGGCGATTGCCTATCAGGCAGATATCAAGAAGCAAGCACTGCGCCGCAAGTTTGATATATATGATCAGGCGATACAGAACGGCGAGAGTGCAGAAGACGCGACAACAAGAGCGGCGCAAGCGCAGGCCAGCTTTCTGGCAAACCCGCCAAAACCAGCTAAGCTCAACGCGGCAGATGCTGGAAGGGTGGCCACCTTCCAAGGTGATCTTGATGGACTGATTGGCAAGCTGGGTCGCGGCGTATCTCATCCGCTTGTCAAGCTGTTCGCCATTCCGTTCTTCAGGACGCCTGTAAACATTATGGGTGAGGCGTTCAAGCGCACGCCATTTGCTATGCTTCATAGGGGTTTTTATGAGGCAATGAAAAAGGGTGGCCGTGAGGCTGACCTTGCTATCGGTCGGATGGCAACTGGGACAGCTATGTTCTCTGCGTTTGCTTATATGTCTTTCGGCGCAGACACGCCGAACCAGAACGTCATCATTATCGGTTCCGGGCCTACAGACAAGGATGCCAGAAAGGCAATGGAGCGGCAGGGCTTCTATCCGTTCACGATTAACATTCGTCAAGAAGACGGGTCATACAAGGGATATACTTACTCCCGGTTTGATCCTGTGTCTGGCATCTTGGCAATGTCTGCTGACTTTGCGTATTTCTCACAATACTCCGATTACGATATCGACTGGACTGATCCGGCCAGTGTTCTCAGCTCTGCTATCGACGTGTCGTCTCACGGTGTTGCGGCGGCTGGGCTATATGCGCTTGAGATGCCTTACTTGCAGGGCATGACAGAGCTGATGGATGTGCTTGACACAAGTCAAGACCCAGACACGATTGCTGAAAGATTGCAGAGGTGGCTGGCAGAGAGAACAACCACGGCGGTTGCCTCAACGCTTCCCACCGTATCATCTTTCTCTGCGGCATATGAGCGTGTGCAAAACCCTGACGGCAGTACCGGGGTGATATCAGAAAATATCTTTGATGTTAATGTTGCTGATCTGCCGCCGATGCAACAGGGCTTCTATGCGGCGTTGCAGAGGGCTATGGCACGCAACCCGTTTTTCAGTGATCAGGTGCCGCCAGCTCTCAACCTCTGGGGCGAGGTCATGAAGCAGGGGCAAGGCTATGGATATGAGATGATCAACCCTGTCCGCATCAGCAATGCAAAATATACGATTGTCGATAAAGAGCTGATGAGGCTGGGTGACGGCATCTCCGAAATTGGTCGCAAACTTTCTGGCGTTGCGTTGAGTGCTGAACAGCGCAACGACTATATCACCTTCTATAATCAGATTGACTTTGCTGGACGCCTGCCGGGAGAAGACGGATATCAGGAAGGGCAGACACTGCTGGACGCACTGACCAAAGAGATCGCGGCCCGGCGGTATGCGGCACTGGCCACGGACACTGACCGCCTCGACGTTCTCCGCAACATTGTGGCGAGATCAAGGCGTGTGGCGAGAGAGCGTCTTTACATCAAGTATCCAGAACTCAAGGCCCGAATTGATGCGGCCAAGTAGATAGTGTAATATGCAGGCAGAGGTATAAACGATGGCAGATTACAACATTAACGCAATTACCCGGCGGGTCGTGTTTACTGGTAGCGCGGGTCTTGGCCCATATGCGTTCACCTTCGAGGTGCTAGACCAGAATGATATCGCGGTCTATTTCAACGCGACCAAGCTGACCATCACCACCGACTACACGGTGACGGTCAACGCAAACGGTACCGGGTCTGTCACGATTGTCACTGGCGGCAATGTATCGGAGACGCCTGATGCTAATGACAGCATCACGATTGTCGGCGCACGGGACATTGAGCGTACCACCGACTTTGTGACTGCTGGTGATCTGCGTGCGTCCGCACTCAACGAACAGCTGGACGGTCAGATCATCATGACGCAACAGCTGGCCGAAGAGAACAAGCGTGCCTTGCAGGCCCCGGTCACTGATCCGGCGCACGTCGATGACAGCGGCACGCTAGATATGACACTGCCAGCTAAGGCTGACCGCGTTGGTAAGGTGTTGCAGTTTAACGCAACCACAGGCAACCCAGAGGCTGGGCCTACTGCTGACGATGTCAGCAACGCCCAGACCTACGCAAACAACGCATCCGCGTCTGCCACTGCCGCCGCGTCCAGTGCCACATCTGCGGCAAGCTCTGCCACCACAGCGACAACCAAGGCAAGTGAAGCATCGACGTCCGCAAGCAACGCTTCAACAAGCGAGACAAACGCGGCGACAAGCGAGACCAATGCCGCCACGTCTGAAACCAATGCGGCGACAAGCGAGACCAATGCCGCTACATCAGCAACAACAGCTACAACAAAGGCATCAGAGGCCGCTACATCGGCCACCAATGCGGCTACATCAGCTACTAGCGCATCTACTGCACAGACAGCGGCAGAGACAGCACAGACAGCGGCAGAGGCCGCACAGGCCGCCGCTGAGACTGCGGCAGACAACTTTGATGACACCTACCTTGGCTCGAAGGCCAGCGACCCCACAGTGGACAATGACGGGGATGCGCTAAACGCTGGGGATTTGTATTTCAACACGACATCAAGCGAGCTTAAATATTATAATGGGACTGCGTGGGTCGCCATCGTTTCCGGCATTACCAGCTTAGCTGAGGACACCACGCCCCAGCTTGGTGGCACCCTTGATGCCAATGGAAACAATATTGACCTTGATGGCAATGAGTTAATCCTAGATGCGGATGGCGACACAAAGATTGTTGCAGACACAGATGACCGTGTTGACTTTGACGTTGCTGGCACAACAAATGTGTTGCAGTTGGATACCACTTCTCTTAACCACTCTAATGGTAGGTTCGGCAGAGACAATACAGACTATGTTCACTTTACTGGCTCTGCAATTAATGTGTACTTGGATGGCGACCAGCGGATGCAGATTACAAACACTGGTCAGCTAAAGCTGGACGGCGAAGGCGGTAGTGATGTCAAGGTCGATGTCCGGCAGGGGTCTGCAAAGGCTTGGGCAAGAGGAACACCATCTGCTTTTTCGGACAGTTACAATTTCAGCACCTTTACGGACAACGGTGTTGGTGATTATACTTTTTCTTTCACAAACAACATGAATAATAATCTTTGGGCGCCTACCACTGCTGGCATTACAACGGCGGCAAGGATGATTAACGCAAGCAATCAACAGACATCTAGCACGGATATTGATGGTTTTAGCTCGTCTGGCTCAAGAGTTGACACTGCAACAGGTGTTGCTATACACGGAGACCTTGCATGATTGACTGGTCTACTGCTTGGCGTGGCACAAAGCTGATTGACCGTGTTGAGTGGGCAAGGTCTAATCTCAAGCGACATGACACTGAATACTG